TGCCTAAAAAAATAGATTGGGAAAAACTAAATGAATACGAGACTACCGACATGACTAAATCAGCACAAGAACTAGCTTGTTCCTCTGGCTTCTGTGAGATTACAGACATATGAGCAGAACAGCTAAAACAGTACTTTCTGAAATAAAAGTAGTATTAAATAATGAAGGGAACCTAGAGGTTGAATACTCTAACGTTCCCTTAAAAGAATTTGAGTCTGAGATGAATAGAAAAGTTCCTGAATATGAAAACACACATATTATTGCAGGATTTATAAAGAAGTTACAAAAGTTATCTTCTGATTATTACAACGATATTAATAAACTTCTTATTTAGTTCCTTTCATATTTTCTCTGGCAATACCTTTCCATTTCTCTGCACTTCTAAGACCACCGAGGCCGAGTAGCGATAGAGTCAATGTCATCAAACCTTCTGTTGGTATTATAGGTAACACTACATCACTGCCAGCTACAGCTAAACTCCATAAAGCTACAGGTTGTAAAACATACTGCCAAGCTAATGCAAAACAACACACCCACATAATAGCAGGTCTAGAACCTGATACGAATATAGATGGGTGTTTAGCTTGCTCTATGTTGGCTTGTGCTTGAGCTAAATCAAGGCTGACCATTTGTTGTTTAAGTTCAGCTTCTAACTTTGTCTTGAGATCTTTATCCTCAACAAACTTATCTAAGACCTTTCCAGCTACTCCAACAACACTTTCCGCTAATCCTAACATATGTTTTGTGTCTCCTTTATTATAATACTGAAGGATGCTTACCGTTGTGCATGTTCTTCAAGTAATCAATATCTCTTGTATTATTCTTTGTAATTTCTTTTAAAGAAGCTATTTCCTGATGGTTATTTTTTAAATTTGTAGGACTGAGTATACCACCTATAATATTACTCTGATGCTTTAACACACCTAACTGTGCTTCTACACTATCTATACGGCTGTGTATGTCGGATAGTTCCTTAGCAATTCTAACTAACTCTTCAGCTAGTTTCTCTGTCTTGGCTTTGACCATAACAAAAGAACTGGCAATTGTTATGATTACTGTGCCTATGGTGATGAGTTCTCGTAGACCTAGTTCCATGTTATTGCTTAATTAACTGGTGAAAAATTAAAATCAGATAAATTTTTTTCTTGGTTTGTAGGAATAGATCGTCCTTCTATAGTAGGAATTTGTGTTTCATCAGATTGCTTAATATTAATTTCTCTAAAAACTTCAGATTGAGGTTGCGTAACTGCTTGCACATAGTTTCTTGATTCTATAGCTGCTTTAATAATTAAACTTTTTTCTTTTTCATTTAAATCTATTCCTAACATTTTTCCTAAAGTAGCAGTAAGTATTTTAGGTTTAAATTCTTTATTAAATCTAACAAATCCATCTACTATAACTTCAGCAGCAGTAGGACTTAAAAACATTTCAGTTAAAGCTTGTTGAGTTTTAACTCTCGTTTGTATAGCTCCTGCTTCTAAAGCTAAATATCTTGGAGAAAGAACACCTTTCATTACATTATATAGTCTTCCTATTCCCATTTGCATTGAATAAGGAGCAGCAATTCCTTGTATATTTACTAAACTTTTTGATGTAGCAGTTAATTTAGCAAGATCAAATAATTCTCCTAATGTATTTAAATGTCTTATACCTTCATCTCCTGTGTATAAAATTGACATAACTCTTTGTCTATCTTTAAAAAATTTTTCCATTGCAACTATATCAAATTCTTTACTTAATGAAAATTGTCCTGATGTTCTTGAATAAGCATCTTCTGGTGAAGTTGTTAATCGTGAAAGAAAATTCTGCTTGGTTTCTTTAGCCATATTAAGAGGACTTATTTCAGCTTTTTGTTTTACTGATTTTCTTAAAAGATCTCGCATTAACACAGATTTTAAATTATCTACAAAATCTTTATCATCTCCAAAATAATCCATTATAATTCTAAGAGGATCATCTTGAGCTTTAACATTAGCAGGAGGTAATAATTCTTCTACATTATCATAAAGTTCTTTTTTATTTTGTGCAGTAACGTTTGCGTCTTTTCTAAACTTAATTTCATCAACATTTTTTTCTAGAAGTTCTTTTTTTATTTTAGGATCTAATGCGTATCTAACACCTATAACATTATCAAATAAAACTTTAGCTATTAATTCATCTGTAGCTGCAATATCCGTGTCTTTCCAATAACTCCGAGCATAACTAGGAAGATCACCTGTCTTTAAAGTGCTTAATTTTCCGATACTCTGTTGTAATCTTTCTATAGTTATTTTTGTAGCTTCATCAATATTATCATCTAATATTGTTTCTAATTTTTTTTCAAAAGTTTTAACAAATTCTTTATTATTTGGAGTCATTAATTTCTCATGTTGAAGCAGCCTAATCTTTTGTTGTTCTAATTTTATAAAAAATTCTGTACGATCTTTTCCTAAAACTTCTGCATAACTTTCTATAATTTCTCTTCCATTACTTGTTATCGTTCCTTTACTTAGAGCTAATCCTAAACCATCATAAAGTAATTCTAATCCTTCATCAGTATGTACAATAGATCCATCTTGTCTTAATACTATATTTCCTTGAGTATCTCTTTTAGCAAATAAATTATCAAATTGTTTTCTTCCAAATGCTAAATTATCTTTACCAGAAAAAAACAAAGACATATATTCTTCAGGTAAATATTTATCTTGTCCACCACGTTTACTAAACATTTCTAATAGTTTACCTTGATTAAATATAGCTACATTATTTCTATGATAATCATTTGCATATTTAAATTGTTTTTGTAATTTTTCAAAAACTTCTTTTTTTTCTTTAATAAAACTAGTAGATCCATCTGCATTTTTTCTAACAAATGATTCATCGTTAATTTTTTGAAAAGTATCTTCTAAATTTTTTCTTGCAAATTTTAATGCATTATAACGTTGCATGTCTGGTTCACTATTTGTATTATATATTCTACGTTCTTCTTTTAAAGCTTTACTTCTTAAAGCATGCCATTCTCTTACACTTAATAGTGTAGGAATTTCTTCTATTCTTTCTTTATGATTTAAAATTACATCTTCATATTTTTTTATTCTAATTGCTCTATTAGCTTCTTCAAAATCTGCTTCAAGAAATTTTGGTTGAACCATTTGTGGATTATCCATAACAATTTCATCTAAAAAATTTTCATATTCTTCAGCATCATCAAATTCTTTTCGTTTTCTATTTAAACCTCTTCGTCTAGCTACACTAATAATAGTAAAATCTGAAATATTAGGTATTTTATTACCTACAACTTCTCTAATTTTATAAATAAACATATCATCTTTAAACGTATCAAAAGTTCTATCTTCTAATTTTCCTATATTAATAAAATAATCATTTTTTTCTGCAGTTTGAAATAATTCTTCATATCTTTTTGAACTTTCTTCTATTCTACTAGGTATTATACCTTTTCTGCTAACTTTACTAAATTCTTCTGGTACTTGTCCATAACCCCTATATGGATAATCTTCAAAATTTCCTTCAGATCCATCTTCTTTTTTTACTTTTTTACCATTAAAAATATTGTACGCATTGTAACGCTGTTGTTGTGTTAACGCATTATCAGCCACACGTATTCTCATTAACTTTGATGCACCACTTAAAAAAGCGTTAGTTTCTTGTTCTATATTTTTAGAAAATTTACCTTTTAATTCTTTAAGTTTATTATAAAATTTTTCTCTATTTGATATTTCTTGTTTAACAGAGTTATTTAATTTACTAAAAATTGCTTTAGTAACATCATCAGCATCCTTTTTTGGAACAAGAGATGTTAATTGTACTCTAATAGCTTCAACTTGTTTATCCATTATTCTTTGAACTCTTTCCATTTGGCTAATAATTTGACCTTTTTTAAAATAACCAAAACTATCTAAATGAACTTTAGATAATAAAGAAGATTGATAAGCTTTTATAGTGTGTA